ATGCAAAAACTGCGGCTTTATTTGGAGATTTCTCTAAAGTACACATTGCTCAGTTTGGTGGTTTAGATGTAATTTATGATGTATATACTGGTGCTGGAACTGGTGAGCCAAGATATGTATTAACATCTCTTGTTGATGCTGGAGCTGTTCAATCAGATACTTTTATAAGCAACATAGAGGCTTAGTATTAATACTTAATTTTAAAAAGGGGTGGTGGACTTACCATCACTCCTTTTTTTATAAAAAATAATATGAAAACATATCAAGTTGATACAGCGGCAAGTACATTTCCAGTAAGTTTAACAGAGGCTAAAAGTCATTTAAAAGTTGACACAAGTGCTGATGATACATATATTACATCTATTATTAAAGCTGCAACTCAATTAAGCGAAGAGTACACAAATAGATTTTTTATAAACACAACTCTTAAACAATTTGCTAGTAGTTTTAAAGAAATAGAAACTTTATTTAAAAGTAAAGTTAGTGCTGTTAATCATGTAAAATATTATGATACTAATAATACATTACAAACTTTGTCGCCAAATGTTTATAGTAAACAATTAGAATACGAACCAGCACAAATACAATTAGCACATAATCAAAGTTTTCCTACTATAACAAAAAGAAATGATGCTGTTGAAGTAGAATATGTTGTTGGCTATGGAAGTTCAGCTAGTGATGTTCCAGAAATTATAAAACAAGCTATTCTTTTGACAATTGGAAATTTTTATCAAAATAGAGCAAGTGTAATAACTGGTAAAACTGCAACTGAATTACCAATGAATGTTAAATGGTTGCTTGATACTTATAAAGTACAAATAGTAGCATGACAATAGGTGAATTAGATAGGAGAGTAACTATTGAGTCAGTTAGTACCTCAGCTAATAGCTATGGTGAATTGACAAGAAGCTATTCTACATTTAGAACTGTTTGGGCTGCAATAGAATGGAAAGGTGGTAGTGAAGGTGTTGATCAATCTGAAAAAATTACTGGAATGACTAAGTTACACATTTACATTAGAAATTTAGACATGAGCAATTTATCTTTACAATCTAGGTTAACTTATGATAGTAAATATTATTTTCCAAAAGTAATTAATCAGATAGATGGTAGAACAGCTTTTTTAGAAATAATTTGTGAAAATAAAGATTAATGGCTTTATACGAAAACAATAATAGTATTAAAATGTTTGGCGTTAAAGAATTAAATGATATGTTTAATGATGTGCCAAAGCAAATAAATAAAGATGCTTTATGGTCACATTTTTTTAACAAAATATCTAAGCCTTTAAGAGATAAGGCAAAACAAAAAGCTGATGCTATTTCAGCAAAAAGTAAAAATGGAACTGGTCAATTAGGAAAAAGTATTGGTTTTTTTAGAACAAGAGCAAGTAAAAAATTTAAAGGAGGTTATGTTGGACCAAGAGTAAAAGGTAGATTTGCAAAAAAAACAGAAGGATATAAAGGAAGTAATAAAAAGAAAATGTATTCTTTAAGTGGTTTTTATGGAGCATGGATTGAATATGGAAAAGAAGTTAAGTTTGGCGGCAGAGGATTTGGAAAAAAAAGTCAACCTTTTATGCAACCAGCTTTTGCAGAAACAAAAATTATTATGATGACTAGAGCAATGAAAGACGCAGAAGAAGTTGTTGCAAGAGCAATAAAAAGGCATGAAAAAAGATTGCAAAAATATGGTAAATATGGATATTAAAAAATGCAAATAGGAAAATCAATATATAATATTTTATATAATGGAGGTAGCGGTGATGTTTTTGACTTAGTAGGAACAAGAATATTTCCTAATGTCGCACCACAAACAACACAATTTCCTTTTATAATTTATGATGTAACTGGTGTGCAGCCTAATGATACCAAAGATGGGACATCAACATTAGATACAAATAGTGTTATGATTTCTTGTTATAGTGTAACATATTCTCAAGCATCTGATTTAGCACAAAAAATTAGAGTTGCAATGGATAGAATTAATGAAGGAACTTATGGTGGTGAACAAATACAATCAAGTCAATTTCAAAGCTATAATGATATTTTTGATGATACTAGCGGTGATGCTGGAATTTATAGAAAAGCTTTAGATTTTGAGATTAGACAAATAAATCCGACAAGTTAAAAGAAAATAATATGAAAATAAAATTAAATAAAAATTTTCGGTATGGAGGCAAAATGAATTATGCTGGTGCTGAATTAAAAATAACAAATGATAAAATTATTGCTTATTTAAAAAGTGATGGTTTTATTTATGAAGAAAAAAAAGAAAAAAAAGAAAAAAAAAGCAAGGTAAAAGATGCTAAAGAAAATAAATAATTAATATAAAAAATATAAAAAAATGGCTATTTTAAATGGAACTGATATAAAAGTTTATAGTGCATCAACAACTAATCTTGTTGCATTTGCTCAAAACTGTACGTTGAATGTAAATCATTCACCAAGAGAAATTACAAACAAAGAATCTGGAGGATATAAAGAAATCTTAGAAGGATTAAGAGATTTTTCAATTGATATTGATGGTGCTTACGCATGGACTGGCTCTGGTGGAGCATTAACAAATGGTGTTGATGATGTTTTAGAAACTAATGTTTTGAATCTAAGACAAGCTGTTTCTTTCATCTTTGGAAATACAGTTGGTGCATCTGATGTAAGTTATACTGGAACTGGTTTTATAACATCTGTTAGCATAACTGGTGGAACAGAAGATACTGCAACTTATTCACTAACAATAGAAGGAACTGGTATACTAGATCAAGTAATATAACAATTTAGGTGAGGAGCTTTGATACTTTTGTTTAGTATCATTGCTCTGATCCTTACTAAACTAAACAAAATGAATTATACTTTTATAGAAATAAATAAAAAAAAATTACCTATTAAATTTGGATTTGCAGCCTTGGCTAAATACAGTAAAAAAACAAATACTAAGTTACAAGATTTAGATAAACTTGGTGTTGACATGACTTTAGATAATGCTTTAACATTAATTTATTGTGGCATTGAAGATGGTTATAGAGCTTCAAAACAAGAATGTGATTTAACAGTTGAGGGTTTAGCTGATTTAATAGATGGTGATTTTAATAGTATTGGAAAAGCTATGGAAATACTTGCTGAACAAATGGGAGGAAATACTGAAAAAAAGCAGAAAGCCAAGAAGTAAAAGATAAACTTTCTTGGCGAGGACTAGAGAAGATTGCTTTTGGTTATTTAGGCATGGGAGTAGATGAATTTTATAACTACTTACCTAAACATTTTTGGAACAAGTTAGATGGCTTTTATGAGCTTGAAAACATAAGAGAAAAAGGAAGGTGGGAAAGAACAAGATGGCAAACAACTTTATTGCTAAATATACAAATAGCAAAAGGTAAAAAGTTAAAGCCAACTGATTTAATTAAATTTGACTGGGATAAAAAAGAAACAGAAGTAGATTATAAAAAATTAAAAGAAAAAGCTGAGTTTATTAAAAAAATGAGTGAGCATGGCAAATAAAAGTATAGGATTATTAACAGTAGCATTTGGAGCTGATTTAAGAGGCTTTGAAAAAGCTATGAAAAAGGCTCAAAGAAGTATCAAAAAATTTGGTACTAATATGCAACGAACTGGAAAAAATTTAAGTAGAAACTTAACTTTACCATTAGCCGCATTTGCAGCCGCATCTGTAAAAGCATTTGATACTCAAGCTAAAGCTGAAACTAAACTACTTACAGCATTAAAAGGACGTGAAGATGTTCAAAAAAGATTAATTGCTCAAGCTAAAGAATTACAAACACAAACTTTATTTGGTGACGAAGAAACAATAGCGGCACAAGCTATGTTGGCTACAATGGGCTTGGAAGAAGAGGCTATTATGAGGCTTATTCCACTTGTTCAAGATATGGCTACTGCAAAAGGCATGAATTTAGTTCAAGCCGCAGATTTAGTTGCAAAATCGGTAGGTAGTTCAACAAATGCTTTAAGTAGATATGGAATAACAATAACTGGTGCGGTAGGTAGTCAAGAAAGATTAAACACAGCAACTGAGGCTTTAAATAAAGCATTTGGTGGTCAAGCAGAAGCTGTTTCAAAAGTTGGTTTAGGACCATTAACTCAATTGAAAAATATATTAGGTGATTTATCAGAGGATATTGGTAAAATTATAATGCCTACAATAAATGATTTAGCAAAAGAAGTAAAAGTTTTAGCTTTACGTTTTGATGGGTTGTCAGATGCAACAAAAAAGAATATAGTTAAATGGGGTGCTATAACTGCTGCTATTGGTCCATTTTTAATTTTAATTGGAAAAACATTTACATCAATAGCTTTTTTAATACCGTTAATTGTTAGGCTTGGTGGAGCATTTAAAAAGTTAAGCATTTTAATGTTTAACCTTATAAAGAAAAACCCATGGCTCTTATTAGCTACTGGTATTGCAGCAATTGGAGTAGCAATTGCAGATACTTTAGGAGCATTTGACAAATTTTTAGGAACAGAAGATGATGTACAAGAAGAAACTGATAAAACTACTGAAACAATAAATGAGTTAAATGATGCTCTTTTAAATGTAGATAAGACGATAAGTAAAGTAAGTAGTAACAAACCAGAAATATTTAAAGATTTAGAATTTACACCAACACAGCCTTTAGGTGATTTTATGTCACCAATTTCTGGTCAATTTACCGAAGAAATGTCTTTGGCTACTGAACAATTTGGTGAGTTTGGAGAAAACTTAGTATATGTATCTGAAAAACAAAAAGAATTAAATGGCATAACACAATTATATGGTGATGTTTTATTTGAATCAATGATGACAGCTGCAAATAGTCAAGAAAACTTTTTTAAATCATTTATAGAAAACATAAAAAAAGCTGTAAAAAGTTTATTAATACAATTAGCTGTATTAACTGCAATAAATATTTTATTAGGAGGTAAAGGCACAACAATAAAAACTGCATTTGCAGCTGCAAAAGGTGAATTATTACCAGCAATGGCTCAAGGTGGTTTAGTTACTGGTCCAACAATGGCTTTAGTTGGTGAAGGAGTTGGAACAACTGCAAGTAATCCAGAAGTTGTTGCTCCATTAGATAAACTAAAAGGAATGCTTAATAATAAAGGAACACAACAAGTTGAGGTTTATGGTCGTATAAGTGGAAATGATATTTTTATAAGTAATCAAAGAGGAGGTTTAAATAGACAAAGAGCGGTTTAGCTTATGGCATTCGCAAAACAGTATTTTTCTTCATATAAAAGTAATAATGACTTAGATTATTATTTGGAAATTTGGGTTGATGGTTATACTGGCGGCAATCCATCTGAAATATCAATTGGTGCTGGAGGTCCAGTTATAACTTATGAAACTGATCAAGAAGATAGATTTTCACCTATTTTAAGTTCACAATGTGTTTTGCCTTTTATGGTTAAAGGTCTTGGAACGCAATCTTTTATACAAACATTAAGAACTACATATCAAGAAAGGCAAGTTTATTTACATTTATATAGGGCTAATAGTAGTGGTTATAGTTCAGTAAAACCAATTTGGTCTGGGTTTTTAGTAATGGATTTAGGAGCTGGAGAGGATGTAAGTTTTCCTTATGAACAAAAACTAACATTTGTTGATGGTTTGTCATTATTGAAAGATATTGATTTTGTTGATTTATCTAATAGCGGATCAGAAACAAATATTATGGGTAGCTATACTCAAGATAATATGTATTTTGGACCAGCAACTTATATATTTTGGATAAGAGAAATATTAAATAAAGCTGGTTTTGCAACAACAAATAGAGGTGTTTCAATTGACTGGGGATTTACAACAGCAATAAATTGGTATAATGAAACAATGACAAGCACAAGCCAAAGTAGTGATCCAATGGCTTTAACACAATGTATTGTTTCTATGTTTCACACAAAAAACGATCAAGACGTTTATACACCAGAAAATTGCTATACTGTTTTAAAACAATTACTAAGACATTGGGGTGCAAGAATTACATATTGGAAACATGAATTATGGATAGTTCAAATACCAGAATATATACAAGACGAAGCTGGTTTTATAGATAACCCAAACAATATAAATACAAGACAATATAATAGGTTTGGAGCTTATCAAGGTAGTCAAGACCACTTAGGTGATACATATTATACAAGATATGAGCAAACAATTGCAAGTAATCAAGTAAGTAAATTAGTTGGAACTAAATATAATTATCTTCCAATAATACATAGAGTATCGGCTGACTTTTTAAGTTTTGCAAGTAAAAATTATTATGGTGGTTTTCCATTTGGAACTAATGCAACAAGTCAAGAAATATTTCAAGGAACAATTGTTGATCCTTCCTCAGCTAATTTTATCTGGCTTTCAATACCATTAAACTGGGTTTGGGATATGTCACAAGCTGGGTCATCAAATGTTAATTTATCTAATGGTCATACTAATGGTTGGTGGTGTTCGGTTAAATTTAATTTTTATGCAAGTGATGGATCAACAACTTATTATTTACAATATAATTCAAGCAATGGCTCTTTTTACTGGGTCCTTGCAGCTGACTGGTCTCCATTAGGAAATAGGTCTCCAAGATATGTTGTTAAATCTAGAAATTTAACTGAAACAAATTACATAGGTTTTCAAGAACAATTAGCTTTTGTAGATAGCTCTGGGAATGCCATAACAATGAATGGTGCTTGGAGTTTTTTCTTAGACATTGAAGATTATGGGACAAGCTCTTCTAATGCTGGGTCATTTTATTGCAATTTTAGTGGTTATAATAATCCAACTAAAATGCGTAATCCAAACACAAATATAACAATTGTAAACCCACTTGGTGTGCCAACTAAATCTGGAACTGTAAGTTGGTCAAATACATTGCAAGACCCAAGTGCAATAACAGTACCTAGCACAATTTTAAACCCAGCTGGTTTTAACGCTGGAACAAATCAAGATGATATTAGATTAGTTACTCAAAGTTCTTTTAAAGGATTTTTACAAACATTAAATACAACACAAAACGCATCTTTTGGTCAAACTGTAAACACACAAATAAGTAACACAAGCAATAGTGAAATTTACAGTTTTGGAACATTATTATGGGGTGATACAATACAGCAAGTTGCTGTTGGTAGTTTAAGAGTTAGTAATGGAAGTGCTTTTGTTAAAACAGACCCATCTGGTAAATGGGGTCGTGGAACGTTATCTGGAACACAAACATTTACTGAATTATTAATAGATGAATTTATTACTGGTCAAGTAAAGGTGGCTATTGCTCCAACAATGAGATTAGCTGTTGGTGATTTAAATAAAAATCAAACTGCAACTGGTCAAAGTGGACCAGCAACAAGACCAAGATATGTAAATCCAATAGGTAGGTTAAGAGAAACTAGAAGTAATCAAACAGACCCAGAATATATTTTTAGAAGAGGAAGTTTTTACACATTATATGATGAATGGGATTATGAAGGTTATCAAATTTTAAGAGATACATCTACAACAACTACAACAACTACTGATTTAGGGGGCTTAGGTGGCGGTCAAGTTGATAACCCATTAGGAAATGCAAAAGTACAAGGACCAGTTACAAATGCTTTGATGATGAACAGCCCAGTTGCTTATACAAGGGCGGCTGTTCCAGCTACTGGATCAGACGTTGCTGTTAATGGAAACTTTAATGTTGCTACTGGTTGGACGCTAGGTGCTGGTTGGTCAATAGATACAACTGCAAAAAAAGCATCATTTACAGCAACTGGCTCAACAAGTGATTTAACACAATCAGTTTTAACGCAAGGGCTTACATATCAAATTAATTTTACAGTCGTTGTAAGTGCTGGAAGTTTATTAGTGAAAGCTGGGAGTAGCGGCACAACTGAAACAATAACAACAAGTGGTGATTATAGTATTTATTTAAATTGTGAAGGGTCAAGCGTAATAAAATTTCAAGCTGGAACAACATTTACTGGAACAATAACACATATAACAGCAAGAGATCAAAAATCATTAAGTAGTTTACCAATAAATGTTATAGGAAATACTGTATTTAAAACTGGTGATACTTTTAATATTGTAAATTCTATTGGTGATGAAATAATACCATTAACAGTAACATCAAATCAAGGGGCGTCTGATGATACAATAAGTGTTACAGCTGTTCCATTATATGATGATATTGCAGAAAATTCTGTTTTACTTATTAACCAAGATGATTTATCAGAACAATACCAAAACAAAACAAAAGGAACAGTTGGTGGTTTTGATATAACAGCAACAAGTATTGATTCTGGTAGTGTTGCAATTAGTAGTTATATAGATGACGATACTTTTGGAACTGCAAGTGCTACAAGTTTAGCAACGAGTGAAAGTATAAAGGCATACGTTGATGGTCAAGCTGGTTTATCGGAAAATCTTCAGACAGTTACAAATAATGGAAACACAACAACTAATAGTGTAAACATAGGTAGTTCTACAAGTCCAGCAAATAAATTAACAGTTACAACATCAACATCTAGTGATGGTATTTTAGGAATTTCTACTGATGGAAGTGAATGGTTAAAAATTTTAAATACAAACTCAACAACTTTTCCAGTTGGTCAATTTTATTTATATTATGGCTCTAATGTTGTTGCAAATATTACAGCCTTAAGTAATGAAATGCGACTTTCTGGTGGTTATACAACTGGTGGTAAAATAGTTTTTAGAACTGCAACTACCGAAAGAATGAGGTTAACTGATACTGGCTTAGGTATTGGAACGTCGAGTCCTAGTAATAAAATACAAATTGAAACATCAAATAATAATGATGGTTTTAGGTTAAATTATCCTAGTACAAACTCTACTCAATATCCATTTTTTATAGGAAAATCTGACGATTCCAACTATGTAAGGGTAAATGCAAATATTATAGCTTTAAAAAGAAATGGAGCAACATCTACATTAAAAACAGAAGGCTCAAGTAATGATTTAACCTTACAATCTCAAAGACATTTAATTTTTAACACAAGTGATGCAAATGAAAGAGCTAGAATAACATCTGGAGGAAGTTTACTTATTGGACAAACTAGTGAAGATACAAGTGGCGATTATATACTACAAGTGCATGGTGATATTTTAGTACAAAATAATAAAGGAGTTTATGTTGATAACAATACTAATTATTTAAGGTTAGGAAATAAAAATTCTGGAATAATTGAGCTTGGTGGAGATACAACTAATAGTGTTGTAAAATCTAGATTTAATAATTTACAATTATTAACAACAAGAACTGCGGATGATATAATTTTTACAGCAAACAATACAGAAGTAATGAGAATTGATGCTGGAACATCTAACGTTGGAATTGGAACATCAAGTCCAAATTCAAAAATGCAAATAAATGTTGGAACAGACCAAAATATTGGTTTTAATTCAAGTAGTAATTTAGCAAGAATTTCTTCATATAATGATGCTTTTAGTGCTTCAAGCCCTTTATTAATAAATGGGTCAGATATAAGATTTACTGTTTCAACTAGTGAAAAAATGCGTTTGACATCTGGCGGAAATCTACTTATTGGGACAACAACTGATGGTGGAGAAAAACTACAAGTTGTAAAAGCTAGTGATACAAAAATTGAAGCTAAAGCTACAACTGCTGGAGCGTTTTTTAAAGCAAATAGTGTTGGGAATGGATATTTTGGCATTGAATTATTTAATGATTCTACTGCTAAATGGTTTGTCGGAACTTATGCTGACCATGCAAGTATTAATGCAAATGATTTTGCTATTGTTAGCGGCTCTAAAATTAATGGTGATTTAAGATTTAAAATTGATTCATCTGGTGATGCAACATTTAGCGGTCAAGTAACAATCCCAGCAACTCCAGTCGCTTCAACTGATGCTGCAAGTAAAGGTTATGTAGATGCTCAAGTTGGAACTGCCGATACATTAAGTGAAGTTTTAGCTTTAGGAAATACAACTGGTGGAACTGATATTATTGTATCACATAATGACCAATTAAAACTTGGTGATGATGGTGAATTTCAAATATGGCATCAAAGTGGAGCTAATGGAAATAGTTTTATTGATGAAACAAATACTGGTGATTTATATATTAGGTCAAATTCAGCTATTAGATTATCTCATTATGCTAATAATACTGCAAGTGCTGTTTTTAATCCAAGCGGCAATGTTGAATTATATTATAC